GCCCCTGGAATTTAGAAATACTGAATAGAGTATCAAAAGCTTTTCCTGATGTAGAGATCCACATTATTGGTTCAGCAGTGGAGCATAAAGATTGTTTTTTTAAGATAACGGGTGAACCACCCGCGGCGTTAAAAGAATTTATTTATCCGCAAAAGAATATCGTTTGGCACGGGCCGATGGCACACGGAACCTTTACACATTATTTATATTATGCAAATCTCGGATTGAATTTTATGTCGCAGGTGGCGACTGTGGTGAATTGCAAAGTATGGGATTATCTCGGAATGGGATTACCGACTATATCTATGCCACAAGGGCAACCAATAGACTACCTTATTGAAGAAGCTAAATGTGGGATTATAACTGATGAAAGCGGATATATCGAAGCGATAGAGAAAGGATTAAATACTAAATTCGACAGAGAGGGTGCAAGGGAATGGATGGTAGAGAATGAAAGCTATTACGCACTTGCAAAACGGTGGGATAAAAAAATAAAGGAGTTAGAATGATCATAAATGCAGTTCTGAATGAACCGTGGAAATCTGGTAAGGGATCTGGCAGTGCTGACCAGGATTATTTTATAATGTATGCGGTGGCACAGGGAATTCAAGCGACCAGAATAGTCGAGATTGGGACTAACCGTGGGTTTTCTGCAATTACTTTTTGTCAAGCAGTTATTGATAACAAACAAATACCTCAAATTTGGACTATCGATAATTTAAGTTTAAGTAAAGTAGCATTTGGGATGGCAAAAGAATTCTGGAGAGAGGCTGGATTTACGCAGTATATCAAAGCTATAATAGGGGATTCGGAAAAAGCACTGCCTGCTTTATTTAAGGAAATAGGCAAAGTTGATTTAGTATTCATAGACGGATCGCATAAACCAGAAGACGTTAGAACTGATTTTGAAAATGCTAAAAAGTTTACAGATTATATCCTTCTCCACGATACGGGAAATGGGAAGATACAATATTTACAGCAGGCCAAGGCAGAAGGGTGGGAAGTTATTAGTTTACCGACAAGATATGTTGAAGGAGACAATCATCTGGTAGGCATAACAATAGCAAAGAGGGGGAATAATGAAAATAGCAATAGTTAAGGACGTCGGCTGTATAGACCCGAATAATTACTGGTCCGGGATATGGTCTAAGCTTTGTGAAAGACATAAGCTCCCATATCAAATCTGGGATAGTGAAACATCAGCCTTCCTTCAGGGGATCGCCCAGGACAAGCCCGATATAGTTCTGTGGCGGAGCTTACACAGGCACCTCACCAAGAGAAACGACGCCCTACAGCGGCACACCCTGGAGAAGGTGGCCGGTTTGAAGATCCTCCCGGACTGGAATATGCGGTATCTTTATGACAGCAAGGTAAACCAGACGTATTTATTCCAATACCACAATATCCCACACCCGGCAACTCGGGTCTTTTACAACCAGGATGAGGCCATGGAATTTATACAAGCAGCCACATATCCGTTCGTAGTGAAGGGTAACGTAGGAGCCGGGAGCAAAAGTATGCGCCTGATCCAGGATGAGGCCCAGGCGGCAGCGCAGATAACCGAGAATTTCAGCACGGGGCTGCTGACAAGCAATCCCCCCTACGAGCATAGGGAGCGCGGGATATTCTATGCACAGCAATACATCCCTGCTACGGGAATATTCAGAATCGTGATGATAGGAGACGATGTGGGTTATAGTTTTTACCAGAGCAACAGACCGGGGACGGTAATAGCCAGCTCCCAGGGATTCGACAGCTACCCGTCAACACCGGAGGAGCTATTAGACACCGCCTCGCATATTAATAGGCGATTCGGGTGGTATTGGATGATGTATGATTTTATCTACAGCAAGGAGGCAGCGGAATGGCTGATTTTGGAAATCACCGACACATGCGGATCCGGGCACAGCGCGAAACGTAAATTAACATACTATAAAATGAACGGACGCTGGGAAGCCAGAGAAGACAACCGGCCCCCGGCAGAGCTTATCTTTGACAAGCATGTGCTAAACAAAAGCGTTGCACTTGAAGAAGGGGAAACGGTAAAATAAAAGGAGAGCGTAAAAAGGATATCCTATGAGAAACCCTATACGGCGATCGCGTGAGCAGAGCAAGGCAATAGAGGAATTGCAGCAATCCGTTGCAGAGATAGAGATTTTGAAGGAAACCATCGCAGAGCTGGAAGGTGATCTGGTAGGCTGGAGTAATCTGGCATTAGGAGAGAATACCGAGTTCAGCAGGGGCGGACTGAAAACTATTTGCCAAAATGCCTTCCTCTATTATATCAAAAACCCACTAATCAAACGAGCTGTCAAGATACAGACCCAGTATGTATTTGGAATGGGCCTGACCATTAAGGCAGACCACGACACAGTGAATGAGGTTATACAAGCCTTCTTCGACAGAAACAAAACAGAGATCTGGACCCAGCAGGCATGGGATGAGAAGGAAGATGAGCTTCAGGTTTATGCCAACCTGTTTTTTGTTTTCTTCGTAGACGCAAACGGGCTGGTCACGATACGCAGTATTCCGTTCGACGAAATTCAGGCAAAGATAGTCAACCCGGAGGACCGAAAGGACGCGTGGTTTTATGTCAGGCAATACAGTATCAACGGGAAGCCTGTAACAAAGATCTACCGCGATTGGAGACACGACGAAAGCCCGGAAGACGATGCAGCAATCAAGCAGGCCGGATATAATCCGAGTGACAAGGCAGACGATGGAACGGTGTATCATATCGCCGTGAATAAATTCGGGAAAATGCTATTCGGGGTCAGTGAAGTCTACGCTGCGCTGGATTGGGCCAAGGCATACAAGGAGTTTCTCGAGAACTGGGCTGCAATAGTAAAATCATACGCCAAGTGGGCGTTTTATATCACATCAAAAACAAAGGCAGGAGCAAAAGCAGCAGGAGGTAAGGTTGCGGCTGCGGCCGGAGATGATAAAGTCGCCCAGTTAATCTCGATGACAGAAGGGCATAAGATAGAACCGATAAGGACCGCCGGGGCCACTACTTCAGCAGATGACAGCAGACGGCTGCTACTTATGGTCTGTGCAGCAACAGGAATATATGAGCATTACTTTGGAGACCCATCAACGGGCAATTTGGCAACATCTGGGAGTATGGAACGGCCCATGGAGCTGATGTTTACGGACCGCCAGAGTTTATGGTATGACGTATTTCTCGATATCTGTCAATTTGTCATAGATCAAGCTGTTAAATACGGAGCGCTCCCAGGGAACTCGGTAACTCTCGAGCTGGCAATAGACGAGGAAACAGGGGAGCCGATATCCAGAGCCGTAAACGTCCAATTCCCTGATATCCTGCAGCATGGCATCGTGGACCGGGTAAGCGCGATAGTAAAATCAGCCACACTGGACGGGAAACCGTTAGCAGGGACAATCGACATTCAGCTGACAACCAAGCTATTACTCCAGGCCCTGGAACAGGATAACATCGATGAGACGATGGACAAGCTCTTTCCCCCAGACGAGGAGGACTTGCCTAATGGTGAAGAAATGCCGGCCACCCCGCAGGAAGCAGCCAAGATAATGCGTGAACTCCGGCATAAAATAGAAGAAATCATTATACAAAATGAAAAAATTAACTGAATTGCACGACATTCAGAGAGCACTGCTCAAAGCCGAGCGTTTGCTATTGGAATCCAAGCGTGACAAACTGCTCGCGCCTATAGAGAAAAGCATTCAGGAAGGGATGACCAAGGTATGGAAAAAACAAAGCAGGATATTCCTGAAAGAGCTAAAAAAATACCAGACGGAATTTGCGGAGAGTTTCGAAACGGATGATGTAGACCGTATATTCGGGAAGGTGGCTCTCGCCACGCAGGGGCAACTGACAGACGTTATACTGAACGGGACAAGCAAAGCAGTGAAGGCAGGATACGAAACCACCTCAAAAGCGGTCGGATGGGGCGTGGATCTAAAATTTGACTTAGAGAACCCGAGAGCAGTTGCCTATTTAACCCAGCATGCAGCGGAACGCGTGACAAAGATAAACGAAACCACCAGGAAGGAAATAGCCAGGATAGTTAAAGCCGGGGTGGAGGAAGGAACATCATATTCAAGCACGGCCCGGGAAATAAAAGGCAAGTTTGCACAATTCTCCGAGAAGAAGCCACAGCTCCATATCAGGAACAGGGCCGAGCTGGTGGCCGTGACAGAATCCGCAAATGCGTATGGAACAGGCAATCAGATCTTTGCCTCGGATCTTCAGGACCGCGGACTCGTAATGCAAAAGAGCTGGGTGACGGTAGGCGATGATTTAGTAAGTGAAGGCTGCCAGGATAATCAAAGTGCGGGGTGGATTCCTAACGATGATATGTTCCCGTCAGGAGATTTACACGAGCCCAGATTCCCAGGATGTAGATGCACCGTTTTATATGATACGAAAGTTACTATTGGGGAGGGATGATAATGCCGTGGGTGCAAGTGGATGTGAAGAAATTTAATCAAAACTTAACAGATAAAGAAGAGAAAACATTTCTTAAAGTGGCAAATTCAGAGCGTGAAAAATGTATAGCAAAAGGTGGCGATGAAAAAACTTGTGATGCACGTGCGATTCGGATAGCAAACTCCGTAGTGGCAGGGATGAAAGAAAACGAGTGGATGAGTGAAAAATACCAACGGCGGCTGGGTGAGAAATCAAAGGAGATAAAAATGGCAAAAGAAACTTTTAATTGCGAGTGTATCAAATGCGGGCATAAGCTGGAATCAGAGGAACATTGCAATGATCTAAAATGCCCCGAATGTGGTGGACAAATGAGGCGTGAGGAAAGACCCGGCCCAGGGCAGGAAAGCATTTTTGTGGGAGAGCCGATATTGTTGGATGAGGCGGACGTAAAACAACCAGATATCCCGATAAAGATAATCGGGCCAGGCTGGGGCAGTTCAGGGTATTATTCCAAGAAGCTATTGGAAACCCATGCCGAGAAATACTCAGCCGGAACACTCATGTTCTGGGATCACCCCAAAACAAGCGAGGAGAAGGACAGGCCGGAAAGGTCTTTGCGCGATCTGGCCGGGGTGCTTGTATCCGAAGGTGTATGGAAAGAGGACGGAGTAAAAGGGCCTGGGATATACGCGCTGGCTAAACCCTTCCCCGAGTTTAGAGGAAGCCTCGGAGCTATCGCCCCATATATCGGAGTATCGCATAGAGCTATGGGTTTGAAATCCCAAGGGGAAGCAGAAGGGAAGAAAGGCAACATCATAGAGAAAATTACCCACGTTGAAAGCGTGGATTTTGTAACACAGGCGGGCGCCGGAGGACAAGTAATCCAGTTGTTCGAATCTGCAAAAAACGGTGGCGCGCAAACTGAATTTAAAAACAGGGAGGACAATGATATGGAACTTAAGGAACAATTGAAAGAAGCTCAGGACAAGATCGCTGAAGATGAGAAGAAGATGAAGGAAGAAACCGCAGCGAAAGAGGCTGCAGAAGCAAAGGCCAAAACGAGCGAGGACAAACTCGCAGAAGTGGGAAAGAAGGACCGACTCGAGAAGGTCTCCGAAATTCTCAAAACCGTTATGGCCGAAGTAAAAGATTTGCCCGAGGCAGCCAAAGCCAGAATCACTGCCACGGAAATCCTGAAGGAAGACGGGACCCTTGACGAAGCGAAGATCAAAGAAGCGATCAGCGCGGGGGTTGTATTAGAACGAAAGTATCTGGCTGAAATCGGGAAGGCAGGCCAGGTAAAAGGCATGGGTAGCACCGAGGGCGAAGACGACACGGAAGCAAAACACAAAGCCCTGGTAGAATCCTTTACTGCTAAATATCTCCGGGAAGGACACAGCAAAGAAAAAGCAGAGAGGATGGCGGAGATAGCCGCAAAAAGCTAACGAACAAAGCAACAAGAACACGGTAAGGAGGAAAGATAATGCCTATTTATAACTCAACAGGACATGTAACGGGAGAGCAGTGCTCGTCCACCTACGAAGGAAGACACATAACCCTACTGGGTAGCGACTTTCTCACAATCGGGACAGTAGCAACAACCGGATGCGTGAAGGGAGAAGTCTGCGTGTTTGGCGATATAGGGGTCGGGATAGTTTTCAACACCGTAGCCCAGGCACTCCTGGCAACAACCTATGTCGCGATTGACACCTTAGGAATCTGGTGGCTGGGTGTAGTAACAAACGCCGTAATGATTCCGGGTGATTCCGTCTACGTCCACGACACAACGGGCGTGGTTTCGGATTCGGCAGCAGGCGGACGACTCCTCGGCTACGTCGTAGAGGACGTGGCAGACGGCAGTGGCGCAGCAGTAGTTGCCCCTGTCAAGCTGATTACTTAGTAGCACCGGCACCCGGAAGGGCGCAAATAGAAACGACACGTAATTAAAGGAGATTTGAAAAATGGGAATAGAACTCTTAAAACTCATGGAAGATTGGAAGGGTTTCAGCGGGGCCCCAAAAATAGACGAGGCAAAAATCACTGCGGTTATTGATTTGCTGGAGAACAAGGCAGGCGATCCAGCCTACCTACACACGTTTAAACTCCAGGAAGCAATCACCACAACGGACTTTCCTTATCTATTCGGGCAAGTAATAGAACGAGACATCCTGGCAAGATACCAGACGGCACCGACAAACTGGCAGCCGTATACGAAAGTCAGGACTGTGAAGGATTTCAGGACCATCGAACTTCATAAGCTCCAGGGTAACGACAACATCCTTGATCGGGTCATGGAGAAGGGAGAATACCTGGCATCCAGGATGGATGAATCTAAATACGGGCTGTCTGTTGGGAAATACGGACGGCAGTTTGACATTTCCTGGGAATCCATCATCAACGACTATCTGGACGCTTTCGGAGATATTCCGCAGAGATTTGCATCCGCTGCGGTCAATACCGAGGCATACCAGGTAACAAACCTGATCACCTCGGCCACAGGCCCGAACGCTCTGTTATACGGAGCACCGATAGCAGATGTGGACGGTGGGAATGTAACCAACAGTGGCACACTCCAGCTGACCGTGACTAACCTTGGAACGGTGCTGGGACTGATGGCTGCGCAGAGAGACATCCAGAACAAGCCGTTAGGAATAAGAGGCGTTCACGTCGTAGTGCCCCCGGTGCTGGAAATAACCGGAAGACAGATCCTCACTTCTACCGAATTACGGGTAGCGATGACGCATCCTCAGGCCGGAATAACGGCAAATGTGCTCACCCAAATGGGATTACAGCTCCACGTTAACCCGTGGCTGCCGGTAATCGACGTTTCAGGGAACGCGAACACAACCTGGTATGTCTTTGCAGAGCCGTCCCAGGGAGCAGCCGTTCATGTTGCAAGATTGCGCGGACATGAGCAGCCGGAGATTTGTATGAAGAACAGCGACAAAGCCACAGTAACGGGAGCACCAATAAGCCCGTTTACCGGGGATTTTGCCACTGACAACATCTTCTACAGATTGAGACTGGTATTCGGAGGCGTGCAGGGCGATCCGAGATTCACCTACGCACAAATCGGAACCACGTCGGTATCCTAAACTTACTTTTGCTGGGGGTGGGGCGGCTTTAACAGGCACCCCATCCCCTGGGAAAACTATGGATAACAGAGACAGGGTTAGACTGATAATCACGGACACAAACCCGGAGAAACAAATATTTAAGAATGAGGAGATAGACGAATTCCTTGCTATGGAAGGCAGTGAAGTAAAGCCGGCTGCAGCACTGGCCTTAGAAACGATCGCAACAAGTGAAGCGCTGACCCTAAAAGTTATTTCATTACTCGATCTTTCGACAAACGGAGTAGCACTGTCTGCAGAATTACGGGCCCGGGCAAAAGATTTACGGGCGCAGGAAGCGGAGGAATTCGACAGCTATGACGTTTTTGAGGATGATAGCACAGTGGAGATGGACTGATGAGACAAGAGATAATCCATTACGGGCTCCTGGATAACTTGTATCGTTTCTTCCCCCGGACGGTAACGATAAAAGAGTTTACACCCGGGACACAAGACACCTATGGTGAAATTACCGTGGGCACCTGGGAGGATGTAACGGGATTAATAGATTTGCCGTGCCAGATTTCAGCAGCAAGCGGGGGGGAACAGAAGCGCACAAACATGACCCCGGTAATTTACGATTACAGAATCGTTATTGCCGGAGACTACCCGGAGATACTGGAGGCATACCGAGCCGTGATGGACGACGATGTAGCGCTGGATATTGTGTTGGTAGAACACGACACCCAGAACGTAACCACGCCGTTATTGGCAAAGCTGGTGAGGAACTAATGAAAACAAAGGGAATGGCCGAATTGGAGAGGAACACAGCCAGGCTGAACAAGCAAATTTCAGCAGCGATGCCGACAGCGCTGAAAGCCGGCGGGCTGATCGTCCGGAATGCGGCGGTAATGAATTGTAAAGAGAAAGAGGTGTGGCTAACTGGCAATCTGGCCCGATCAATTCATGTGAAAGAAGTATCGCCAACGGAAGTAAGGATCGGGACGAAGGTGGAATATGCGCCATACCATGAATTCGGGACGTCTAAAATGGCAGCCAGGCCGTATCTACGCCCGGCTTTAGATGAAAATAAACAGAAGATACTTGACAAAATCAAAGCAATTATAGGAGTTATAATAAAAAAATGATACCGACTGCGTTATTTACAACCCTATCTACCCTGGTAGATGAGAGATGTTACCCGATTAAACTCCCAGAGGGGGTAACACTACCGGCCATAACATATTTTCAGGTGTCGGGCATGGAAGGGAACACGCATGACGGGTATGATCAGACAATAGAAGGCCGCTGGCAGATATCCTGCTGGGCGCAGGAATACTCAACGGTAAAACTGCTGGCAGAATCCGTGAAATTAGCACTGCGGACATTTTCAGGTAGCCTTACGCAAGTAGTAAAGAAAAGCTTTATGCAGAACGAAATGGATCTATACGAACCGGATGTGAAATTATATCATGATCCGGTTGATTTTTTCTTCCTAATACAGGAACCTTAAAAGGAGGGTAATATGCCAGGACAATTTGCAGGAGGAGCAACACTCACATTGGGCGTGGATCTGATTGCGGAATTAACCAATATCGGAGGCCCGAGCATGTCAGCAGACGCGATAGACGTATCGTCCCACGATTCACCGAGCAAATTCAGGGAATTCGTTGCAGGGATGAAAGACGCGGGAGAAGTAAGCATCGAAGGGAATCTTATATCAGCAGTTCAGGGTAACTTAATGCTGGCTAATTTGACAAGCGGCGAGGCTGTGGTTGTGCTTATTACATTTGCTGCAGCAGCGGATCCAGCAACATTCACAGGGTCGGGATTCGTAACTGCTTATGAACCCAGCACACCATTTGATGAAAAGCTAAGCTTCACCGCAACACTTAAGTTGACAGGTTTACCAATTCTCGCGTAATAACGCGAAGGGGGAAAGATGGCGAAGCTGACGATCAATGGCACGGAGCATAAATTCCGATTGGATTTTAATGCGATTTGTGCCTTTGAAAAAGAAACAGGCAAAGGATTTTTGGCCTTTTCAGATGAGCTGAAAGAGAACGGTGCCAAATCTATGGCGATAACCGATCTGCGAGCGCTCCTCTGGGCAGGGCTACTCCGTGCCAAACCGGACATAACGATCGAGCAGGCAGGGGACATGATAACCGGAGAGACATTTGCGGATATCATGGAAGCGATAACAGAGTCAATCACCGAGGCTTTCTTAATAGGCAAGCCAACCCCGGAAGGTAAAAAAAAAATAAAGGCCAACCCCAAAAAATAGACTGGGATGAATTATTATCTTTCGCGGTGGTGAGATTGAAAATTGGGATAGCAGAATTCTGGGGCTTATTCCCGAGGGAGTTTGCCGTTCTCTCACAAGAGCATAACAAGGTTGAGCGAGAGGAAATGGATCTGATAATTTCCAGAGAAGAAGCGTCAGATTTACGGACTGGGCTGCTGGCTGCGGTTATAGCAAACGCCCACAGGTCAAAAGGGAAGCGATTCAAAGGAACAGACTTTATACAGATCCGGAAAAGGCCGAAACCGAAAATGACAACAGAAGAAATGCTGGAAGTAGTTAAAAACATGACAATCCAAATGGGCGGGGAGGTAAGGATATGACAGGCTCCACAATCGGCGAACTTTATGTCGGGCTGAATGCCAACACGCAGAAATTCGAAGCCGCCATGCAGAAATCGCTGGCTAAGACGAAAGGATTTGTCAAAGGACACGAAGCCCAGTTCAAGAAAGTAGGCATGGCCGTGACAGCCGCAGGCGCGGCAATTACCGCTGCGTTAGGGCTGGCTATAAAGGGCTATGCTGCTGCCGGAGATGCCGCCGCAAAGATGGCAAAGCGGACAGGAATGTCGGTTGAGAATATCATGCAGTTGAAACACGCGGCTGATTTGTCAGGCACATCCATAGCAAGCCTGGAAACAGGCATGAAACGTGCTGCACGAGTTATATCAGACGCCGGCTATGGATTAGAAACAGCTAAAAGGCCACTTGATATGCTGGGGCTTAGTTTAGAACGATTAAACGCCATGAACCCAGATGAACAGTTTAACGCTTTGACGGCTGCTATCGGAGACATAGAAGACCCCTCCAAGCGAGCAGCAACTGCGCAGGAAATATTCGGGAGAGCAGGAACACAGTTATTGCCAATGCTATCCGACGGCGCTGAAGGGCTCGCCAAGATGAAGAAGGAAGCCATCGACCTGGGTCTGGTATTGAGCGAAGACGCAGCGAAACAAGCGGAAATATTCAATGACTCTATAACAACGTTGAAGGGAGCTTTGGGCGGGATTAGAAACGTAATCGGCGAAAAGCTTATGCCTATACTAACCCCGTTAATAGGGAAGATAACAGAGGCAATCATCAGAATGAGGGAATGGATGGCAGCCCATCCAGGGCTAACCAAGGTCCTCCTGGTCGTAACCGGGACGCTCGGAGTTTTAATGGTCGCACTTGGCCCGTTAATAATGGCGCTGCCTTTCTTAATCAGCGGTATAACAGCAGCAGCGGCCGCCCTCCCGTTCCTGGGCGCAGCGTTCGGAGTATTAACCGGCCCGATTGGATGGGTGATATTAGCAATAACCGGGCTGATAGTTGTCGGGAAATTATTAATCAAGCACTGGGACAAGATAAAGATAGGCATGGCGAAGGTCTGGAACGCGATCGTCAGCGTGGTTGAGACGGGTGTAAACCTCTATATTCGCTACATCAATTTTCTTATGCGTTCAATCCTGGGCGCCATAAACAAAGTAATTAAAGGGATAAACAAGATACCCGGGATAAAAATACCAGAAATCAAAGTGCCGCAATTGAAGGAGCTCACCCTGGGGAAGATAGACACAAAAGCCATGGAGGAGCAGATAAAGAAAATACCAGATTTAAAAGTGCCTGTGAAGGTAGATCCGAAAATAGAGAAAGTCGCCCCGGAGATGATGAAGCTCGAGCCGGTTCTGGAGGATATCGAGGTTCCAGAGGTAAAAATTCCAGAGATAAAAATGCCAGAAGCAACGGGGCCGTCTTCAATCAGCGCTGGTGTTTCGAAAATGATAGCAGGAATAAAAATCCCAGAGGTAAAAATGCCAGACATAAAGATGCCAGAGATGCAGGGAGGAGCCTTTGGGAGAATGGACACTGCCAGAATGATCGCAAGCAAGAACGACACGCTGTCTCAATCCGACACCTCGAAAAATGTGGAGCACGGAGGGATAACAACAATCCAGGTAAGCAACCCGCTCTCCACGGAGGACCTGGACAAGATTAAACGGGCCGTCCGTAAAGACTCGGATGTCCGGGGATATATTAGGAAAGGGCTACAGGGAGCATACTAATGGCAATAATCGTGCATGGACCGGCAACGATAGAAATTGACGGGCTTTCAGCAGGGACAACCAAGGGCGATACCATTATCACATGCAATAGGGATTACGAACCACTGCAGCGCCAGGACAGAGCAAGAGCGTTTGAATATGTAAAAAAGAACATAACCTTTGAAATAGAGATCCCGTTATCAGAGCACGGCGCCTCGAATATCGCTTTACAATGGGATATTCCGTTGGCTGATTTTGCAACAGGAGACTACACAAGCGCGGCTTCGACCGAGCACACTCTGGGAATTATAGCCGGAGGAGTAACGTATTATTTTGCCAGAGTAATATCGGTAGGACCGGCTGGGATTTCATACAGTATCGATAACGTGGCGATAATCCCGATTACATTCCGGGCCATACTTGACGCAGAGACCGGAGAGCCAGGGGTAGGTGTCCAGGCAACATTAGACGGGAATACCCTGCCAGGCCAATTCAGATACAGCGAACACTCCGTAAAGCGATACACCGAACAGGATACATACGGGGGCTTTCAGCGATATGAAGGCGGGATAAACGATAAATTCATAGAGTTTTTATGCGAGAATTTAACCCTGGCACAGAAAAACGTATTGACACTGCTATTTGAAGCAGCAGGGGAAATGGTTTTTACAGGGATCCATGGCGAAACATACGATATTTATTTTAATGAACTCCAGGCCCCAGAGGAAGACAACGGGCTATGGAGTATGGTCGGATCGTTCAGAGTAAAGCCGTAAACAAAGGAGAAGAATGGCACTTCCAGGAGTAAACGCAGTAAGCGTAATCAAGGTAGAATGGGACATCCCGCTGGTGGGTGTTGTGCCGATTTCAGGAGCGCCCACAATAACGGCCCCCACAGAGAACGAAGTGATTAAGGTAGAATGGGATGAGAATGTTTTTATCGTGAATATCCCGTTAGACTGGACTGCTGTGGTAGGAGCCGCCTCATACGAAATAGAAATCTCCACAGATAATAAATTCCCCATAGGGGAGACCAGGCTAATAGAAGAACCCGGGACCAGTTATAATATAT